ATCGGGTTAAAACACCTTAAAGTTATCAAAGAAGACACAATTAACAAATGGGACAGATTAGGCTTCTTAGATGGTCTAAAAGGTCACTTAAAAGAAAATGTAGCTCAGTTATATGAGAACCAAGCATCTTTCTTGATTAACGAAGCAACTTCTGACGGTTCTTCTAACGGAGCGTTTGAAACAGTTGTTTTCCCAATCGTAAGAAGAGTATTCTCTAAATTGTTGGCTAACGACATCGTATCAGTACAAGCAATGAACTTACCTATCGGTAAATTGTTCTACTTCGTACCTCGTATCCAAGGATACCAAAATGCAGAATCTTTACTTGCAAACGGATATCCAAGTAACGATGCAACAAATGTTGCTAACGCAGGTGGTGATCACTATGCACCAATTGGTTCACCTGAGGCGGTAAATTCAGGAAAAAATGACCCTAACCAAGGTTATCCACCAAATGGTCCTTACTCTTACAAGAAAGATCTTTATGATTTATTCTACGAAGGAAATGAGGCTGACTTAGATCCTCCAGGATTGTTTGACTACTCTAAAGGTAGATGGACTGCAGTAACGGCTAACACAACAATCCAAACTTGGGTTGGTGGTGATTTAGTAAGCGCATCAATCGCCTCTGGTACTCCTCCACTAGGTGCTGAACTTCCAGCTGGTAACTACAGAAAAGTTATCATGAAACTTTGTGGATTTGCAAATGCAGGTACAGGAAAATTAATCGGTCCTGACGGTAACGAAATGGATACTGAGTCTTTCCTTTCTGACTTGAGAATCTACGGTACACCAGTTTTAGATTACGATATTACACCATGTCAAGTAATTACAGGTGGTACTGCGTCTAGCCCAGTATTCAAACCATTATTGTTTAGAGTTGTAACTCAAATCTACGGTAAAGGTATCGTTCAACCTACAAGTACTAACGCACAAACTGTATTTAGAAATTCAGGTAACGCTACAGGTACTAACACAGGTAATGGTGGTAACTACAATGACATCTGTGACCAAAATGGTTGTATCTACTTAGAAGTGGATCTTTCTTGTCCAATATGTGCTGATTGTGACGCTTCTTCTTTAGATGGTTACACAGGTACTACAATCAATGAGGCTCCATCTGGAACATCATTCTTGGCTTGGTATAGAAGATATGCTAACCTTGAGTTCGAAGATCAAATTGGTGAGGTTTCTTTTGACCTTGAGTCAGTAACTGTATCTGTTACAGAAAGAAAACTAAGAGCACAATGGTCTCCTGAACTAGCTCAAGATGTGGCGGCATTCCACAACATCGACGCTGAAGCTGAATTGACAGCATTGTTATCAGAACAAGTAGCAGCAGAGATCGACCGTGAAATCCTTCGTGACTTGAGAAAAGGAGCGGCTTGGAACCTTCGTTGGGACTACAACGGATGGAGAAGAATCAACAACCAAGTTTCTTACACTCAGAAAGACTGGAACCAAACTTTGATTACAGCAATCAACCAATTGTCAGCACAAATCCACAAATCTACATTGAGAGGTGGAGCTAACTGGATCGTTGTATCATCTGAGGTTTCTGCAATCTTTGACGATTTAGAATACTTCCATGTATCTAACGCGGCTCCTGAGCAAGATCAGTTCAACATGGGTATCGAAAGAGTAGGTACACTTTCAGGTCGTTACCAAGTTTACCGTGATCCTTACTTCCCACCAAACCAAGTTTTGATTGGACACAAAGGAACATCATTGTTAGACACAGGTTACATTTACGCACCGTATGTACCTCTACAATTAACACCTACAATGTATAACCCGTTCAACTTCACACCTATTAAAGGTATCATGACAAGATACGCTAAGAAAATGGTTAACAACCGTTTCTACGCTCGTATCACAGTTGATGGAGTTCGTACATTTGACTTAAGAGAATTGAGATAATCAATTAAATGTTAATAAGAAAAAAGGTCAGAGAAATCTGACCTTTTTTATTTAAGTAAAGTTCTAATTGACTTAGATAATACCTCTGATTCACCTATAGTAAAACATCCTTTTTTATGTGCACATTTTACTGACTCTATAAGATAGAAAATTGCATGTTCTTCATCCATACTAGATAAGATAGCTTCCACATGTTCTTCATTAAGTAAATTTATTGTACCAAATAAATTACCATAATTTGTGTTTTCTTGTTCCATAATCAAAATTAAAGATATTTATAATAATAACAAAATGGATAGATTAAGTCAAATTATAAAAAAAGTTATCAAAGAGGCTACTTCACAAAAAGGAGCGGCTTCAGGTCAATATGTAACACCTGTACAACCAGGGTTTAGACCTTTTACTGAAGATAGTTTAGCGCCATATAACATATCTGTTTCTAAATACAATAGCCCGTTAGTTCAATACGATAGTTTAGATCACAAAATGGACTTAAGAAAAGATCAAGTTGCGAAATTAGAAAAAGAAGCAAATAAGGTAACTAATTTTATGAGAAAACATCCTGATTTGACATCAGGAGATGACGATGGTGGGGTTATAAATCGATACATGTATGATCATAAAACACCTAAAGGGGATAGCCCAATGAAACCATTCACACAGAAGGTACCATTTAATGAATGGGTTGAGTTAACTCATGAGAATGTTATAAATGAAGTTAGTACATCAACAACTGCGGGCCCCTACAACGCACCTGTAGAAATTGGTAGTTACGAATGGAAAGATAGTGAGTTAGGTCCATTTACCGAAAAAGTAAAAAATGAATTTAATGAAAAGTCTTTAAAAAACACTTTGAAAAAAAATATAAGAAGAATTGTTAGTGTTTGGGAGAAAGACAAAGATGGGTCGTACAGAAAAGACATAAATTATCCTGATACTATAAATGAAGACCTTGCAGTTTGGTTTGGTAAAAAGAAGAAACCTAAGGGATCTTCTCAACCAAAAGGTCCATGGGTAAACATTTGTCGTAAAGTCGACGGAAAACACCCCCCTTGTGGACGACACGACACTTCTAAAGGGTCATACCCTAAATGTAGAGCATCGGGAGTTGCAGGTAAAATGAGTGACTCACAAAAACGAGCGGCATGTGCACAAAAAAGAGCGGCAGAAAAAAAGGACTCACAAAGTGGTAAAGGTCAAAAACCTGTTATGACAAGTTATAAACCAAGAAAAAACTAAAGATTATGAATACAAATAGATTTAAACAACTTTTAGAATCACATATGGGTAATGTAAGACCATTACTTATGGAACAACCAACACCAGACAAAAAATTAAATTTATTTTGTCAGGGTTCTTCGGACCAACAAAGGTTGGAGAACTTGACTTATGACAGTGAACAAGATATGTATGGGGGATTAAGTAATGAGAAAGGATTTAAAAAACTTTATTTGAATGTGGAAGATTCCCCTGTAGCCCAAGAATATGAGATACAGGGAGACCAAATTTTTGTTAGAATTTTAAATGCGACAAATCCTGATTTAAATAGATTTAGAAAAACAATAGGTGTTGATAATTCACAAGAAAAACTTGTAATTTTATATACACCGTCAGAAAGTAACCCATACTTTTGTACATTAGATAGTGGAACTGATAAAGATTGGACAAATTATTTTAATTCCCTTTAAAACTTTTTAAAACAATTGGTTTCTCAGGAACTGTAAACTTACCTCTTTCGATAAAGAATACTTCTGCAAACTCTTGTTTTTGTTCTAATGTCCAATTCTCTGCAGAATCAGATAATACATCCATTGATCTTACAATACTACTATCTTCAGGTGTAGTATTCATTGAGTAAGCATCACATGGTGTGTGAGAAGATGTTTTACAACTTACCAAAGTAAGTGTTAAAATAGATACAAAAAATAGACTTTTCATTTTTATTGGTTTTTTTCGGTTTCTTTACTTATTGCGTCGTATACTTTCTCTAAAGTATTTTTGATGTTAGACTTGATCGTCATCTCAGTTTTTATTCTTCTCTTCTCAGTCTCCGTATCATATAAATATGTGATTCTTTCGTAATCTCTATTTGAAAGTCTTACATCGTAGTGGAAAACATGATTCGTAATCTCAACTCTTCCATAGTCAATTATAATAAAAAGATTTAACTTTTCATTTATTATGAATCTTTTTTGTGACATAGGTGCGATCATAAAATCTGAGTTCTTATCAGATATTAATTTTACACATATCTTGAATGCTGTTTTTTCGTGTAGTTCGACTTCTTCATAGGTTTTCATAGCCGAAGATCGGCCAATCTTACTTAATCTTACCTTAAATCGTTTGTAGAGTCTTTTAAAGAATTTTTTCATAGTTAGTTTTTAGTTTCTAACTACAAATATATATGAAATTATTGATTAAAAAAAAAGAAAGTAAAAAAATTTTAACAATATGCTCCTGAGCATCTCTTTTTACCATCCAATCCAGGCTTAGTTCCTTTACAAACCTGAACTGCGTATCCGTTAGCATACGCCGAAGGGTAAACATCAAACTTAGACTTAGCTGCCGCTTTGCCTCTGGCACAAAGTTTAGTTCCTGTTTTTTTTCTACCTTCCATCATGACCATGTCTTTATCATCCATGTCCATTGATAGTTCCATACCGTCTTTTTTTGATTCATTCATTAAAAAATCAAAAACTTGGTCCATATTATTTTTTGCTTCTGCAATATGATCTTGAGCCCAATCATGACCACTGTCTAAGATATTCTCAATCATAGAGTGATCTAAATCTAATAACAAATCACATTGTCTTCTCATTTGTTCTAAATTAGAAAAGAACATATATCTTGAAGATTCTTTTTCTTGTCTTGACGGGATATCCTCAACGGTTTCTCTTATTACCCTTCTAATTAGTCTATCTAAGTTCATATCTTAACTGTTTAATCCGTTCATTCCACCAAGTTGTACCGAGTTCATTTGAACTACTGCAAAACCTTGATTATTTGTCCAAACTGCGTGAGGGGCCTCAACACTTGTTACAGTATTACCTGACAATTCGTAACAAACAACACATTCTTCATAACCTGTACCAATTGCAATTCTAAATAATGGTGTAAATGAAGGTGTAGGTGTAACAGTTTGTGTAGGAGTGTTTGTAGGGGTTTGAGTAACTGTTGGTGTATTTGTTGGTGTTTGTGTAAGTGTAGGTGTGTTAGTTGGAGTTTGAGTTGGTGTTGTGGTCGGTGTTTGAGTATTAGTCGGTGTATTTGTTGGAGTTTGAGTATTAGTCGGTGTATTTGTTGGAGTTTTTGTTACAGTCGGTGTATTTGTTGGAGTTTGACTTGGTGTTTTTGTTACAGTCGGTGTGTTTGTTGGTGTCTTTGTTACAGTCGGTGTGTTTGTAGGAGTTTTAGTAACTGTCGGTGTATTTGTTGGTGTTTTAGTTGGAGTTGTGGTATTTGTTGGTGTTGATGTATTTGTTGGTGTATTTGTTGGTGTTTTAGTTGGAGTTGTGGTATTTGTTGGTGTGTTAGTTGGTGTTTGACTATTT